CAACTGCTCCGATGTGTTTCTGCACGGCAATCTGATTGCTCGCATCGGTGAAACTTGGATTGAATTGTTTGATGGTGGTTGGCAGACTGTCACCACGAAATCACGTCTCAACGCTATTCTTGAAGCAAACGGATGTGGCGGTGAGCGTGTATTTCAAAAGCAAGGCAAGTGGTTTGTCACTATCAACAACGGTCGCGATAATTTCGCCACTGTGCCCTTCTTCTCTGGTATGCGCCTTAACTGAATCTCTACACTCTCAGTTCACACTTACCTAACCAAACAAATGCGCACCTGCATCCGTTACTTCGCTCCCTATTCTCAACAATGGCGTGAGCAATGGTTTCCTACCATCACTGAAGCAGAATCGATGGTAGAGTTCTACAAATCCTGTGGGTCTCCTGCTTATATTCTCTGATGGCAAAACGTCTCACATTCAAATCACCAAATCCCATGAATCTCTTCACTCTCCTGCTCATCTTGCTCTGCATCATTTCCCCTCAGGCACGTTATACTGTCGGCAGTGCATTTATCTTCGTTGGTAACACTCTTCAAGGTGAAATCAAATGAGTCGCCAACAACGCACTCTCAACATCATCCGCACTCAAAATACTCCAATCCGTGTTATACTATTCAACAACAAACCCACTAACAAAAATCACTCTAAATAACCCATCTACAGTATAACCAATGCCTGACCTTTCTGATTCCCTCACTGATAAGATTCAACAAGAGACTTACGGTCTTTTCCCTATTCCTGTCACCAAAGTCTCACTCCCTAATCACGAACAATACAAGCAACAAATCCTCACCTGGATGGCATCACAAAACATCCTAGAGAAACACGGTAGAGAGGCAATTTGCTTTAACGTATCACAAATCGGTGAAACTAATTCACTACTCAATGACATCCCAGATCTCGGTCAACAACTTCTCAATGCTGCAGTCACTCATAACAACAATTCCCACAAATATAACACCAATCTCGCTATCTCTGAATCATACCTAGAATTACATCACGAAGGTGCAATCTACGCCCCTCACGAGCACTCTAACTGCCTCTTCAGTCTTACCTACCTCATTAACTACAATCCAGAGCAACATGCCTTCCTTAAGTTTAGACGTAACGTAGCATCAAATCATTATCCTATCATTCAAATCGACAGCACAGAGTTATCACCTTTCAACATGACCGAAGCAACATTCAATCAGTCCGAAGGTGATGTTATCATCTATCCTGCTAACATGACTCACGGTTATGATAACAACCCCTCTAACGAAAGAATCACCCTAACTGCTAACATTGTCCCCAATTAATGATACTTTTTCCACAATTTCCGCAACCTGTGGAAAACTTTTAAATGTTAAAATAAATATAACTCAGTGAGATATGTGTGAGACTAATCTTGATACAATCTCGATTCTTATTGCCACCTCGGACTGTAACACATCAGCACAGAGATTGCAAGACTTGACAGATGCTCACTGTTGCCCCTATAATCACTAAGCAAACACTCACAAATCAATGGGAAGGACTTACAAACGCAACGACCTGCATAACTCTCGACGCCCGAAAAGTATCAGGGAAAAGCGTCAGTTTAATGGCAGCAAACGCCAGACCAATTATGACTACGATGCCCAAGACTTTTCCACAGGTAAGTATAACCCACCTACCCGACAGTTTGATAACCTTGCCCAGGAGGATTACGACGCATGAATGACACCTTTGCCCACTTTGCCAGTGACATCGAAGGCGATTGGATTGAAGACTTTCTAGCAGAACAATCCGAAGACGATTCGGACCTCTACGATGATGCCACCATGCCCGAATTCGCTCACGATGTTAGAGGAGACTGGTCATGAGTAAGACTATCCAACTGCAAACAAATCCCCCAGTCAATATCAAACTATGGGAGAAGAGTAAGCGTTACTTCTGGGCATACGATTACGACGGTTGTCCTAAGAATGGTCCATTCAGTTCTTCTCAACAAGCACTCACAGACGCTAACATCTACAGCACCAAATGACTCACATTCCTATATCATTGGAAGCACTCTTAGACTTATACGATGAGGGTCAACTTCCACCTGATGAGCAAGTCCAACTAGCACAACAGTTGATAGACTTAGACCTCGATGATTCACTCACACAGTATCAACAATTCTGTGACTATTGCATTGCTGAGGGTATGTGCTATGATGTGCATGTAGGGAGCAGTTGATGACACTGGGGACAGTGTATTTGTCCCCTATTTGTTATACCCTGGGTCGGGTATATAAAAAACTTCCCTATCGTTAACCTACAACAGTATCCCAACGCCCTCGACTTATATCGAAATGAAACTGCGGGTCCCCCCTTCTGAAAAAAATTTTCCAGGATACAAAAACCCTCCCAGGGTCCACACAACATTATCAGAGCAATTTGAATACATTGCCATAACACTCTCAGAGACGCTCAGAATCGCCTGTAAGGCAGGTCTAGAGAGGTTGATGAGAGTAACTAGGCGTAAACATGGAATTACCAAAATCTCAAAGATTATAGATAATGTTAAACTGAATAGCACAGACATGAAGAGATATGTTTTAGATGTCCAAGAGGATGAGCACACAGGCGATTGTTACATCACTTTGCCTGAAGAGTTGCTGGAAGAGACTGGATGGGTTGAGGGGACCAACTTAGAATGGTCTGAGGAAATCGATGGGTCGATTATTCTCAAAAAGGTTGAAGAGTAAAAAAATCGTAAAAACCGCGTTAACATGAATAACAATTATGACAGGGATGAGTCTTCGGAAACTCCCAAATTCAAAACACCAGAGGAATATACTTCATGGTGTGTAGGTAAACTTGCTGAGGCGATTACGAATCTTGCGAATCGAATTAGTAACCTTGAAGCGATTGTGCAAAAACTTCCTCCTCCTGGTGCTGACATGATTCAGTATAAGATTCCAGGGAATGAAGACTACAGTAATATCAAAGAGTTATTCGATGACATTTACTCTAGATTAGAGTCTAAATAATTCATCGAATAACTTTTCTGTATAATGCCCGCGTATTTGTTAGAGACTGGTAGGAGTTATCCGAATCCGATTGATGGTCAAGGATATAAGACTACATTCAAGCGTCCAGCATCGGGTAAGTATAGGTCTCACTCATCACAACCTGGGTTAGGCACAGGTACAGATTATCAAATTACATTTCAGGGAGCAGGTCCTGGGTCTATGCCATTAGGTGTAGACTCAATTCACTATATCGGTGACCAAGAGCCAACCTGTGTTGCGAATTGTGGTAATACTCGCAAGGCAGTTTATCGTTGGTATCGTGGGTCAAAGAGAGACCACAAATATACATCGGAGCCTGAAATCCGCAAAGTGGATATGGGTTGCGAAAATGAGGATTGGAAAAAAGCGGCATCTGGATACAATAAAGAACCTCGCAGTGGAAAGGGTGTCTTTTATGTGATGGACCGCCAGGTATCTGGGTCTGTGCCATTAAAGGTATGGTTTTCTTATTGGCCAGATAATACAGTTTTGACTGTAGGGAATGCAACCCCACCTTCTGTTGGTTGTGGAAGAAATCAATATTTGGCAGTTGAGACACTTGGATATGTATTTACTTCATCTGCTGCAGCACAACAGTATGGGACAACTGTAACTCCTTTATATCATTATCGCTATGGCAGTTATAGTGCTAGTAGTGGTGTTGGTATTGATGACTTCTATACAGTAGACCCATCAAAGGAAGTAAATCTGTCTGGTGGTCCGATTGCCCCTAAAAAGAGAATGAAGGGGGAATACGTCTATCAAGGTATTCTGTGTTATCTGTTTAAAAACGATGCCCCTGACGCCCCTCGTAGAAGGGTCATAGACGTTGGTAAGATTGGTCCTACTGGTCAATGCATCGATAAGTCTGGTTGGTATCAATTCAAACCTACAGGTCCATTCTCATACTTCTCCTATAGGATTAGTAGTCAGACTCCTGGTGTGATTGGATTTGGTAATCCAGATAATGCCGCTATCATTAATGAGGCAGCAAACTTTGAATGGTTGTATGGACTGAATGGTAGCATTAAAGGTGCAGTGCCACGTTACTTGGGATTTGAGGATTCTTATGATTCTCAGTTTCTCTATTATCTGTATGATACTTCATATCCTTGGAATGGTCCTATCTTTGGTATTCAATACAAACTGAATGATATTCCCTGTTGTCCGAATGCTACATGTCCCAATCCTTCTGGGTCTGGAGCAGCTGTGCCATGTTGTATTCCCAACTATGCCCACTATTCTCACTTCTATCAGATTCGTCAAGACTCTTGGGAGACCACTAGGACCAGGATAACGATGAGTGATGTGTCTACTCAGGGTGTGAATGAGTCGTTTGTGACCATTGACACTGATAGTCCACGCATTCTGTTTAGGTATCTCACCCGCAATGGAGACTTTAACAAGGGAGAAACCATCAATGGATGGGATATTGCCAAGGTTCTCTACTATGGTGATGAGTTAAAGTGCGGCACAATGGACCTCACAGGCACTGGTGGGGAGTTTACTTACCTGCAACAGTTTACTTCTACGGATGGTGGCACCATTGAAGTGCTGGCAGGATACGGAATTGGCGATAAAGCAGCGTTTGCTGGTGTGTATGAGTTTCCAAAGAAGATTTCATACTACAAAGTTGAGATTGATCCACAGCATTTAATCCCATCTCGCACACTAGACACCGCAAAAGCAGAGGCAGTGGTCAATAGCAACGGTGCAATTGTGCATGTCAACGTGATTAATGGTGGTCGTGGGTATAAAAATCCCAAAGTTACTGCAATTTCTCCCCGTGTTATTGATAGTTGGTCTGCAACTGACCTTGCAAAAACGCAAGAAGGTGCATTGAGTGGTGCAAAAGACGCTTTTAATGCACTTCCTACCCCAGAAGTTGATGGTTCAATGGAGCATTCTATCCGTGATGCCGTAAAAGTGCAGGGTATTCACGATAAGAGAATCAAATTTCCTAAGGATAAAGACGGAGACCAGTTTGAAATCCGCCCAGCAAAGCTAGAAGTTGCTGAATTGAATGAAGAAGGCGTGATTATGTCCATTCGTGTTGTCGATGGGGGCGCAGGTTATCGCCAAGATGAGATGCCAACTGTGTTTATTACAGACCCAGACAACTTTGAATACAAAGGAGAGGACCCTGGTGACATGTCACAGCAGTCATCTAACCTCCAAGGTATGTTTAAAAATATTGAAGGTAGTGCTGCCAACAGTATGAAGAATATTGTGCAGCAAGCATTTGATGTGATTCAGGGTAATATTGGAGGTCAGGTCTCTGTGCCAGACAGTTATATCCGCATGGCAGACATTGGTGATGACAAAACTAGATTCTGTCAGAATCTTCCATCGACATGTATCAACATTGATGGGTATACTGGTGGAGTTATTTCGTCATTACCAGACCAAGAGAACTTCAAGTATCTCTTTACAAATAGTGGATTTGCAGAATTCAACCGAAAGGTAATGGGTGAAGTGTATGATGGTGTGATTAAACACGATGAATACTCTGAAACTTCAACTAAAGGACTGTATGGACCTTGGGGTGGTGATAAATGTTTTGATATGGCACAACCTAGACTGTATAATGTCCAACGTTGGTTTGATGTGCCATGTGCATATCTTGATATTGGTTCCGATGGTAAGCAAAAAGCATTTGGATTCATGCCTTTCAAGTATTGTGCATCGAAAGAAATGGAAGCATCCTTTACAGTTTCTTTAGAATTTGAAGGAAGCACTACTGGCACCCAGGGTGCAGCATTCATGAATTATCTCGACACCTTCACCAAACCTAAATTAACCGAAAAGAGAAAGGTTAGTGGTGGTTATAGGACATGGAGTTGTGTCCAGGGTAGTATTAAGGGGAGATGCTATAGAGACCCAGGCGATAGGAATGATATTATATTCGTGCCAGTTGGTCTTGATGAGAATACTTACGACTACAATCGCAATGGATTTACCGAATACGAGCAGTTTAAACTCTGGTTGGGTAATAATCTGACTGGAGGTGGACTAACATCTTCGACACTTAGTTGGCAAACAAGCTCCACAACGACTACTAACCCACAGACGGGTCAAACTACTACTACTACAACGTCGGATTCCTCCACATACACTAAATTTACTGTGGATTGCACTCCAAATCCAGGAAGCACAAATGTGCCTAATCATAATTGTTGGGATAAGTATGTAAGAGGGTCTGGAAATGCGGGTGGATGCCTCGATGTTTACTGTGGATGGGATGCTCAGGGGAATGGAATACCAGGATTGCGCTTCTGGGAGATTACAGGTCCAGGTCCAACTGGGACAGTCAATCCATTTTGCTCACAGTGTGCAGGTGGTGGAGGTTTATTTATTTTCATATCACCCGCAGTAACACCACCAAATGTTGGTCTAGATAATGTAAATGATGCATCTATTGCGATTGACCCGCAGAGAGTGTATACAGACGCCAAATGGGCAGGTAGGAAGGTAATGATGATGGGTCCATATGACGGCACAATGACAGTTAGAAACTTCTTATCTGGAAGTATTACACAATTATCCAGAATGTTGCGTAATTTTGGCAACCCATATTTTGATGAATGCAGCGATACAGACAATCCATTTATCCAAGGAAACGAAATTGAGGATTTAGCGTAATGGCATACGGTCTTTTAAAACCTGTTGCATCCCTAAATGGACTTCCATGCTCGGGTCATGGTCTCTGTTTGCCATCTACAGTGCACTCAGTGCAGTGGTGTGGCACTCCACCAGTGCCATATACCATCTGGATTAAGAATTTTACATGCTGGTGGCCACCTTTTCCTCTAATTCCCATCTTTCCTGTGACGCCAGAGCGTGCAACAGTGCTGGTAAACTTCATTCCCATCATGCTTTTGGGAGATGCGTTTGTTTTTCACATCTCAACTTGCACGAATTTAATTATTTACATCTGCCCATGTGGTCCAAACTTGTGTGCATACCCCACTCCAATCCCATGTAGCGTACTAACTATCGAAGATAACGGTGGCGTTGGTCACATTAGGGTTGTGCAAACCACAACCTTGACTGTTTTTGCGCTGAAGAGACCAATTGCTCGCATCTTAGACCCACTCGGAGTAGGGTTTCCTGGGTTTTCTTATCCTTGCTCATCAGTTGTTGCGTGGGGTCACCCAACAGTGCTTGCGTCCTGACCTAGATATGCTATACTACATGAGGTTTCTGAGGAAATTATGGCAGTAAAAGCAAAAATCGGTCTCGTTAAGTCTGGTTATACCCCAGGCAAACCCAAAAAGACCCGCCAAGGTCGCTCACAAAATACCCACCTTGGTGCAAGCTCCCGCAATGGACGCAAAAAGAGGTATCGTGGTCAAGGTTGAGACAACTCCAGAGCTTGTAGATGAGGCAACTTGGGCACTTTTTCGTGCCACAATGAATTTGCCTCATGCTGCAGCACATTGTGGAATGACAAAACGTGAAATGAAGATGACATTTAGAGAATTTCTCAAGTCTCACCCCACAGATTATGACTTGGGAGCAAAACAGTTGACTATGAATCTCTAAATAATACAGAGATAGCAACCTCTCAAAAAGTTCTGTTGACCCTATACGGAGAGACAGATGGCAAATTCACCAGTAGACCAAGGTTATGAATTTGTGCAGTCGGGAATGACCCTTATTACCGACCCCAGAAGTGATAAATATCTCAAAATGGCGCGAAAGCGTCGTAGCGATCCACCCAGTGATCGCTCTTCTAAATGGTGTGGTGGTAAAAATGGGTTTGACGACTATGTAGAGTGGATGTAAATGGCATCTTACAGATTCAGATCTGAAAAATACGTCAGTAGAGGATTCAAGGATTTAGCGGTTTCGTTTAATCCCAATCCCTCTACTGGCGATTTTGGCGTAGTTAAGAATGAAAATGCTATAAAGCAGTCTGTAAGGAATCTTGTCCTCACCATGTTTGGTGAAAGACCCTTTCAAGAGAATGTTGGGTCCAAAGTAAAATGGCTTTTATTTGAGCAGTGGGACGTTTTTACTAAAGACTCTCTTGAAAGTGAAATTAGAAATACTATCTCACGATTAGAACCACGAATCATCGTCGATTCGGTGGATGTGCAAGACGATTCTGACATAAACGGTATCCAAGTTTCCATAGATTATACAATCGTCGGTCAAACACTTGTCCAAACAGTCGCATTCTTGCTAGAGAAGACCTAAAATGTCAGCAATTCCTTCACAATTAACATCTCTAGACTTCTTTGAGATTAAGGAGTCTATCAGATCATACCTCAGAACTCGTAAAGAATTCACAGATTACGATTTTGATGGTAGTAGTGCTTCATATCTGCTTGATATCCTAGCATACAATACCTATTACACAGCGTTTAATGCAAACATGGCGTTAAACGAGTCATTTTTGGAAACTGCTACAGTTAGAGACAACATCGTAAAGGTAGCAAAGCAGTTAAACTATACTCCAAGGTCAATTAAAGCAGCAGTTGCGTGTGTTTCTCTGACTGCACAGACCACAATTGGTCTTGACAACGTTTCATATCCTGAATATGCAACTCTTAAGAAGGGTGATATCTTTATTGCAGAGAATGCAAACGATAATTATACATTCTGCCTAACCAGAGACGTGCAAGTTCCCGTTGATAAATCAACTGGTTTAGCATCTTTTGAAAAAATCTTGATTTATCAAGGAAATCTGCTGAATTACAACTATACAGTTGATTATACTCGGAAACAAGATTTCATCATTCCTCAGGAAAACGTAGATACTCAACTAATTTATGTTGACATCTCGCCAAATGCACAATCAACTGAAGTTGACACATATAACCTTAACAAAAACGTAACCGAATTAAATTCTACATCTAGAGTTTACTTTTTAGAGGAAACTGATGACCTGAGATACAGATTGATTTTTGGTGATGGCATCATTGGTCGTAAATTGATTGATGGGGAGTATATCAACATCAGTTATGTGACGACATATGGTGCTGAAGCAAATGGTTCTTCCAACTTTGCCTATATCGGTAACATTATCGATAGTGATGGTCGCGTAGTTCCCCCTGCTGGCATCAATTTGCTGACAATCGATCCAGCCCAACAAGGCGAGGATAGAGAAACTGGATTGTCAATCAAGTTTAGAGCACCAAGGGCATATGCAACTCAGAATAGAGCAGTTACTGAAGCAGATTACGAGCACATTGTTAGTGAAATCTATCCACAAGCGGCGTCTGTGACCGCCTATGGGGGCGAGAAACTGGTCCCTCCAGTATACGGCAAGGTCTACATCGCAATTCGCCCCAAAACAGGCACAAAACTTAATGCCACCACAAAGGTCAAAATCAAAAATGACCTGAAGCGTTATACCGTGGCATCTATTGAGCCTGTAATTATTGACCCAATGACATATTATGTCATTCCCAAGTCATATGTGTATTACAACGGCAACCAGACTGCTTTAAGTGGGTCCCAATTGGGCACTAAGTTACTTCAGAATATTGATCAATATAATAAGACAAATTCTTCAGATAAATTTGGTGGAAGAATTGATGGGTCCAAATTTGCTGCAATGTTAGACAATAGTGATACCTCAATTAGTGGTAGCGTTACTCAACTGACTCTTGGTCAAAATCTTGACCAATTTACCTTTGGAAATGTATTCACTCAATGTTTAGATTTTGGCAACCCATTTTACAATCCATCAGATTTTGCTGGATCTGGCACTGGTAATGGAGACCCATGTGCTCCAAATTTTTCCGTTGTTAAGTCTGGCACATTTTATGCTACAGGATATTCTGAGGAAGTAGTAAATCTGCAACTACAAGACGGCACAACTGCTGGACAAATTACTACTCAAGTATTTTCAACAAATCAATCCAATCAAGCCTTGGTGCCAGTAACTATTAGAGATGATGGCAGAGGAAATCTTTTGCTTGTGACAAAGAGAAACGAGAAGGAGTTAATTCTTAATCCTTCTGTCGGTAGTGTTGATTACAATACTGGTCAAGTCTGTGTTGGTCCTTTGGCAATTGAAGGCACCCCAGACGACTCCGAAAGACTGCCAATTCAGGTTGTTCCATATGGCGGATCTATTAACATCCCACCTGGGGTTGACCCAACAATTTTCAATCCAAGTGTTAATCCGATTGATTACACAATCAATGACATCCCAATCCCCACCTTCGATCCAAACAACTTTGGTGGATGGAATTTTGGTAACGTGTCGGGTATAAATATCATTGACTACCCAACGGATACCTTCACATATCCCGTTTCAACGTCCTGTTTCTGATAATACAGATAAGATAGATGCAAAAGAATATCGCAGTCTCGGACAGAGTTGAATTTCAACTCCCAGAATTCATTCGTGAGGAAGACAGACAGTTTGTCAATTTTCTTTTTGAGTACTACAAGTCTCAAGAGAAAACTGGCAGACCTTATGATATTCTAAACAACCTTCTGAATTATCTGGACCTTGACAACTATGATTCGGATAGTCTGTCAAAGGATACCCAACTGTTGACAGACATTGGTGTTTATGACACCAAGATTGAGATTGAAAGTATTGATGGATTCCAACCATCAGATGGTTCCATCATGATCGATAATGAAGTCATTTACTACGAGTCAGTTACTCGTGGTCCTGACGCAATTATCACTCCTGGCGTATCTTTCTCTCAGTTTAATAAGAAAAAGCAACTTCTGGAAAATCCATTTCCACTGTTCGATGGTGTAAGAAATAAGTTTCCACTTGCATTCCTTGGCACTCCAGTAGCACCCCCATCACCTGAGCACCTTATCGTTATTACATATAACGAAATGAAGATTCCAGGTGTTGATTATTTCCTGGAAGGTGATGAGATCAGATTCGCAATTCCACCAAGAGCACGCACAGGTGCTGATGACTCAGAGTTTACTCAAATCATCTATCTGATTGGTTATGCTGATCAAGAAATTATCACAACGGATTCGATTCCCTGGCAAGAATGGCAGGGCACTAAGTCATATCCACTTAGACTAAACACTGCACAATATACGCCAACTTCAGAGATTGGTCTAGTTATCAACAAGAATGGCAGACTTCAAGTGCCATATGAAGACTATACTGTTTATAACCAAGAAGTAGTCTTTAGATACCCAATTGGGTCTGCGGATAATATTCACATTCGCTCTGTAGAGTATATTGCACCTGCATATGGTAGTGGTGCAACTGCTGTTGTTGCAGTAAGTCCAAATGGACAAGTAAATAAGGTTATCGCTAAAGATGGTGGAAGCAACTATCGTTTAGATTTTGCTCCAAAAATTGCAATTCAAAGCAAAGAGAGTGGTAAAGGTGCTACTGCTAGATCTTTGGTCGGAGGTATCAAAAATATTAATCTGATCGATGGTGGGCAAGGTTATACCTCATACAATCCTCCAATTCCAACAATTCTTGCTCCATCCAATCCCAATGGCACTCCAGCAAGACTGTCATTAACTGTTAATGACACAACTGGTCAGGTTGACACTATCACAATTGATAATTCTGGTAGTGGTTATGATTTCATCCCAGCAATTACCTTTGTCAACCCAGGTGGTGCAAGAATTAGTAACCCAACTATCGATAGTGAGGGTAGAATTAACAATGCATCGATTCAAGTCCTGAGCAGAGGTGGCAACTACACAAATCCACCAGAAGTTTATATTGATCCTGCACCCGAAGGTGGTATCAATGCTCAAGCAATTTCTAGAGTTGACCAAGATGGTCAGGTGTATGAAATTTCCATTGTAAACCGTGGTAGAGGATATACTACTCCCCCAAGAGCACGCATCATCGACCCAATCGGTGCACAAGTCCTCGATGTGACTGTTGCATCTGGATCAGTGACAAATATTGAGATGTTAACTGGTGGTCGTGGTTATACTGATGCACCTTCTGTCTATATTGTTGATGACAGAAAAGACGCATATGGTGAACCAATCGGTGGCACAGGTGCAACCGCAGTTGCTACCATTTTTAATGGGGAAATCACAGATATCAATATTACAAACTTTGGTGAGGGTTATTCTGCAGAGTTTCCTCCAAAGATTTTTATTGCAGAACCAAAATCTGCCAGAGCATCTGTTGCTGTTGGATTTGGTGAAGTAACTGGTTTTGACATTTTCCAAAATGGTGAGGGTTATTCGCCTTCAGCATTCCTGAATTGCTCTAGAGGTGTATCTGGTCCAGTTGCATACGACCAATTACACAATGAAATCTATGCGGGCGAGAAATCACTTCGTCAATCGAATCACCTCGCTGGCACCACTGTAATTAATCTCGACTCTCTGTTTATTAGAGAGGTATTTGATAAGTTTAGAAGGCAGTATCTACCAACAATCGAGATTGACTACTCGGCAGTCAATCCAGTTCAGATTGTAAAAAGTATTAAAGACTTCTACATCTCAAAGGGCACAAAACTCGCTACACAATACCTCTTCAAAATTATGTTTGGAGAGGAAATTGATGTTTACTACCCCAAGGATGAAATTATCAGTCCATCTGCTGCTAATTGGGTTGTAGACACCATTCTTCGTGCTGAATTGATTTCTGGTAATCCAGATAACTTGATTGACTCCGAATTAATTCAATATGCAGACAATGTAGACCTTAATGTGAAGGGCGCTTCTGCTCTGATTGAAAACGTAATCAGCATCATCCAGGGAACAGATACAATTTACGAATTGGCAATTTCAGAAGAAACCCTTAATGGGTCTTTTGTTATTCCATATAAAACGACTCTCGTTGAGCCATTAGATACAGACTCTCAGATTATCACCGTTGACTCAACAATCGGATGGCCAGAGAGAAATGGCACTATCTTAATCAATGATGAAGAGGAAGTCCAATATAAGGAGAAATCACTTAACCAATTCATCGAATGCACCAGAAGCAAAAATGGTGTTGTAGAAGATTGGGATCCTGGCACCAAAATCTTCAGTGATATCTTTGTTTACACCAACAAGGGAACTGATATTGAGTGCAAACTCAGAGTTTTGGGTATTGCCGAAGCGGGCACAACTATTCTGGATAACACTGGGTCATATTATCTGCCTGGAGACAAGCTGAAAGTTGCAAACCTTGGTTCAACTGCTGAAGGTGAAGAGAGACTTTCTTCTTGGTTATATAATGTCAAGAAACTCATCAAGATTGATACTATTGAGCCTGGTGGTGTTAATAACCAGACTGCTACTGTATATTGTGAAAATCCTCACGGTCTTCTGGTATCTGACCAAGTTACAATTTATGGTGCAAACCCAGTTGTATACAACGGCACCTTTATTGTAACTTCTCGTATTGACGATTTTACATTCTCATATCAATTAAATGTGCCTACTAATATTATCCCACAGGGTAATATTCTTTTGTCAGTTGACCTCAATAGAGGTAAATCTGATGTGCCATCTATCAATAAAGTAATCAGTGAGTTTACTACCAATATTCAGAATACATTCTTTAATAGTGATTATGTCTATATTGCTGCGTCTGGTCTTCCAAACTACAAAATTGGTCCTTTCACTGGTTCAGCTCTGATTCCTGGTAACCAACGCAAACTATTCAGACTACCAAGAAAAGTCCAAACTATCTCAGAAAGAAAAGATATTGTTCCTGGCACTCCAATTGGCGCATGGATAAATGGTGTTTCGATTTGGTCTTATAAGTCTCGTGAATTTGTAAGATTTGGTCCAATAACATCAATCGATGTTATTGATGGTGGTATCAAATATGACGCTGGAAACAAACCATCTCTAGAAATTTCAGGTGGTGGTGGCACTGGGGCATCTGCAGAAGTAGTTATTAATGGTCAACTGGTATCATTTGAAGTTACTAATGAGGGTAGTGGATATATTGAGCAACCACTGGTCTCCATTGTCGGCGGTGGTGGTAGTGGTGCTACAGCGCAAGCAATCGTCACTGGCGGTAGAGTAACAAGAATCCTGGTTGAGCAACCTGGCACAGGTTATATCTCACAACCCAGCGTTTCAATCACTGGTGGCGGTGGCACTGGTGCTACAGCAACTGCTAATGTTAGGGGTCCTGTAGAATCAGTATTTCTCACAAGTGCTGGTAATGGGTATACTGAAATTCCAACAATTAAGTTAAATTCTGGTGAAGGTGCCCTTGCACAACCAATTGTAATCAATGGTCGTATTGTTTCTATTGCTATTATCAACTCAGGTGCTGGGTATACCACACCACCAACGGTTGTAATTAATGGCGATGGTTTTGGTGCAATTGCAAAGGCAAATATTGGCACTGTTGGTGAAGACAAGGGCAGAGTGCTGAGCGTTGAAATTACTAATAGGGGTATTGGATACACTCAAGGCAATACTACAATTAGATTGGAGTCAATTGGAGAAAACGCAGTATTCCAAGCAAATGTATTTGAATGGAATAAGAACCTGCAAGCAGACCTTTCTACCAAATTTGACTCTGCTAGAGGTTATGTTTTCACTGGTTATAATAACCAATTTGGTGGTGAGTATGCTCACCTTTCTGACCCTAAAGAGTTGAGATATGTAGTTGGTGATAATGTTTTCCGCAATCCAGTCACTCAACAGTTCCAAGAATTAACATCAAACTATAAGCACTCCCCAATTTTGGGTTGGGCATTTGATGGCAACCCAATTTACGGTCCATATGGATATGATGACCCAACTGACCAGAATAGCGGTATTAGAAGACTGCGTACATCTTTTAAATTAAAGACAAATATTGTATTTGATGAAAATACCAATCCCAATCCAAGTCGTATTGATGGTCCTTCACTGACAGAGTATCCTGCAGGATCATTTATTGATGACTACTTCTATGATTTCCAGTCTGGCGATTTAGACAATTATAACGGTCGTTTCTGTAAGACTCCAGAATTCCCAGATGGAGTTTATGCATACTTCATCACAATCGATGCTTCCGATGCTGGTAAGGCAGAATTTCCATACATCATTGGTCCCAAATATAACTCACTGCCTGATAGTTGGAACTTTACTCAAGGAGCAACTCAGGAAAATATCCCTGCAGATATTGTGAGATTCAGAGACCCATATGTTGACGTTGATATTGATGTCGATCGTCAACCAAATCAAGAGTCCAATGTCTTAACTACTGAGATTGAAGGTTATCCTATTATCTTTGAGATTCAAGACTCCAATAATGATGGTTTGATTGATGCTAACGAGCAACAGGAGTTTCTTGAGTTATCCGAAGAACCAACTCTGCAAATCTTTGATTACTTCCCACAAGTATCTTCTGAGTCTAGAGTTGATATTGAAGTTGAGAGCACAACTCAGTTTGAAGATGCTAAGATTGATGGATTTGTTATTGAAAATCCAGGTGTATCCTATCAGGTTGGAGATACTGTATTCTTTGATAATGAGGGCACTGGTGGTTTTGGTGCTTCTGCCCTTATTGAGTCGGTTAAAGGACAGAAGATTCTTGGTTATACTAAAGAAATTATTGCAGATAAACCCTACGGTGTTATTACAACAGAAATTGAGCACGAATTGCGTCAGGATGATGAAATCCTTGTAAATTCAACACCCATCTTAGATAATACCAATAAGACCTTTAAAGTAAAGGTCGTAGCAGGTATTGAGCGTATCAATATCATTCAAAGTGGTGTTGGTTACAATCGAGACATTCCACCAACCTTCGAACTGATTACATCAGCAGGTCAAGATGGTCAACTTGAGTTGATTCTTGAAAATACTGGTCAAATCAATAAAGTAAAAATTGTCAATTCTGGTAATGCATACGACCCCGAAAATCCTCCAGAGATTCGCGTATCACACCCTCAACAATTCAAGAAAACTCGTTATTGGTTAACTGAATATTACGAGGCAACTAGCACTGTAAGAATCATTCACTCAGTTACAACATCAGATAGATACACCTACATTTGCGGTAGTATCACTGAGTCTGATGGTGATATGTCTGGTTTTATCGCCAAGTTTGATGACCTTGGCGCAAGAGTGTGGCAGAGAAATCTGCTTCCACAGAATTCTGGACAAAAGAGAGTTGAATTCATCAAGATGGTCATTGATGAGGAATTTGAAAATGATGTCATCTATGTGGTTGGTCAATCCTATAATCCAACTACCTCACAATACAGTCCAGATGTATTCCTAGCGCAGTATGAGTCTGGATTTAACAATGCAAACGCTCCAGATGGCATTCTGAGGTGGCAAAGATCTATTGCTGGTATTTCTGGCACTACTAGAAGAGATTATGTGACTTCTCTTGCATTAGACCAAGAGAAGAAGATTTATATTGGTGGTTACACTGATACCAACTCACCAGACCCAGATGATATGTGGGTAATTCAGTGTGATTTTGATGGTGACATTAAAGAGAAGCGTAAGATTGCATCGGCAGATGGTTCTGAGAGACTTTACCAGATTCATCTGATTTCTGATGATAATTTCTTCTTTGTTGGTGTAAATGAAGATACGGATGACCTCATCTTTGGTCAATTCTTCTTTGATGGTGCAAATATTGAAATTGATTGGATTCGTCAGATTGCTGTTATTGGTGGTCAAGTAAGAAATCCCAAATTTACAGTTGATGATTATGGTGCATGTATTCTTGTTTGGGATGTGTATAACGGCACTACAAGCAAGTTTGAAAAAATCCAAATCAACAAATTCCAGATTTCAACTGCCAATGCACAGTGGGAATGGGCAAAGAGCATTACTCTAAATACATCCTTCCTGTCAATTAATCATGCAAACGTTAGCGTTGACGTATTTGGCAACTACACTATTGTAGCAGACGTTGTTGAGTCGCAAAATGAAAGATATTCAATCATCCATTACTTGAAGTATGATGGTACTATCATTAAAGAAACCAAAGTTGTAGATGTAAGTAATATTGGTTTTAGTGCTAAGAATCATACTGTTGACAACTCTGGTGACTGCATCATCGCAGCAAACCGTCAACAATCAGACCAACTCGCATCCTTTAGATTTAATACTGTAGGTGATATTGAGTTTGATTTTACAAAGCAGAATTTGGCAACTTGGACATATGTTGACCAAGCAAATGTTGTTTTGGATACAACCATCTATAAGTATGGCACTGGATCTTTGAAGTATGTTGCAGGTGCAAAACCAGCATCTCTGACAGGGTTTGACATTACACCAAACGAGTGGTCTGCTAGAGCATGGTTCTCGATGAATACAACTGCTTGGTCAACTGCTCATCAACCAACATTCTTTGAGTTTGTACCAGCAACAGGAAACCGAATTCGTTTTGATATTGATGGTGATTCTGGCAGTGCCAACTACCAAAAGATATTGATTTATGTAAATGGAACTTTAGCAGCATCATCAACAACTGCAACTTCTTGGTCGGCATTTGCATCTGGTGCATGGGTGCATGTTACCTTCCAAAAACGCCAAGAGTCCCTGGGTCTCTATAAGTATGAGGTATTCATTAATGGCAACCTGCAACTGAGTTATCAGACAACAGATGACATTCATCTGGATGATATTGTGATTGGTGGTCCATCCGTATTACCAACTACAACAAATTGCTTTATCGGTAATATTGACGACTTGGTAATTGATGATATTGCACCATATGAAAATGCATACACAGTCCCAACGTCTGAGATTGCTATTACAACATCAGATTCTGACGTTGTTTTAGTTAAGTTTGACCGTTTGCATACGAATAGAGGTGGTTACACTCTCCAAGACGTAACCCGTTATGGCGAATTGGAGTTCAGTGATATTGAAACTGCAACTACTTGGGTGAATATTAACATTCCAGCATTCCAAGCTTGGGAAGAAGGTCCTGGTGGTTTGCAAATCCTCGACATGTCGCAGGTTATCTCCACATTTAACCCAACAACATATACATTATCTACTGCCAAGTATCAGTATGCATCTAAGACCTCCACGGTGCCATCACCTAGAGGTAAGAGATTAATTATCGATTGCGACGTAATCAATAAATTCTATCTTAAGGATGCATCTTACCAGAAGATTGATAATGTGTTGGAATTCACACTAAATCAAAGTGCATTCTTAACAAAATACAGCATCATTCAGCAATTTAACGCACAGGGTGTTACCACAGCATTTGGTACTATTGTAGGCGTCCCAGAGGGCACTCTTGCAAATCCTGGTATTGGCACCAAATACAAAGTTGGTAAGATTTATGGCACATTCAATTCTACCGACCGCCTCAGAACAACTGCAGGTGATGTAAATGAAATTATCGGTGAGTATTTCGATACTGAAGAAGCAGAGCAACCATGGGTAGCAGGTGGCACATACGCTATCGGTGATAGAGTCTACGCAAACAGAAGAATCTATCAATCACAGAGTGCTGGCACCGCAGGTACCATTTCACCTCAACATACATCAGGCACTGCATCTGATGGAAGTTTGGATTGGGCATTAGTTGATGATGCTGGTAAGTTTGATATCGATCTTACCGAAAAACCATACCCAAGACCCATCTATGCTGGTCTTGACATGCCTGAGTGGGATTCCCAAAAGTTATATGCTGTTGGTCAGAGAGTCTGGTGGAAACTGAATGTTTATCAGGTTGCAGTAGGCGGTGGAGGTGTTTCTGGCACCAATCCCCCAGTCCACACAACTGGCAGCCAATCCGATGGTAGTGTTACTTGGGAATTTGTAGAAACCCTTGAACAAATCTCTCCATATGCAAGATTTATGGAGTATGACCAGGGAAATAACTACAGCGTCCTCATCGAAGAGATTCACCCTGGGTCTAGTTACATTCCAGGAGATGTTGTAAGTCTGAGATCCAATAACATTCAGTTAGACTCTTCAAGAAAGCAGGTAAGAATCGTTGGATTCCCATCTGTTAAGAAAATTCGCGTGACTGCACGCCTTGAAAAAGATATCATCCCAACCCAGTTTGATAGGACTGACCTTGTATATTGCACATCAACAAGTCCCCACTTCTATAACATCTCCGATATCATCTACACTGAAGGTTTCCAGGGCGATCAGTTTGATGGTTCATTCTTTGTCCAAGATGTCATTGGTAGCAGAGAATTTACTTTCGCTATTCGCAATGCTGCCGTTTCAGATCCAGTATTTAATGCTGGAGCAATCAGCAATGTCAACATTTACGCTAAGCACCCAACACTGAGATTCACTAAGAATCACCAGTATAACTTTGACCTTAGTGACCCATCAAACTTTGGTTATTATCTGTCATTCTCTCAAGATAACCAGTATAAACTGGAGTATTCATTCAATAATATTGTTAGAGAAGGCACTCCAGGTATCCAGGCAGCTGGTGCGGCACCATTCGTAAAATTCCTGGTAATTGGAGATATTACAAATATCTCATATTATTTTGACCCATCACGCACAGGTAGCAACTCTCCTGTTGGTGCAAATTCGTTTATTGATGTTTATGCAACCCCATATCAAGGAAGATTTAAGATTGCTCAAGTTGTTAATGATTTTACATTCAAATTCCCACTCGTAAGAGAGCCAGAAAAGAATTCTGCAGAGATTGGTGTTGACGACCAAGATAAGGAATACTCCTTCTACTCAACAACATCTACCAGAGCAGTTGGTCCTATTAATAGCATCAAACTGGTATCTCCTGGTGGTTTCTATAAGAAACTCCCAATTATTAAAGAGATTGCATCCTTCCGCCAGATTGAAAAAATTGTCATTAATGATGGGGGAACAGAATATTCCCCAGGCGTCTATTATGATGTCCAAATTGCAGGTGATGGTGAAGGTGCACGATGCATTGTCACTGTGGACTTCGATGATGAAGTTGGGTCTGGCACAATTACCAAGATTCAAGTTACAGACCCAGGTAAAGGTTATACATTTGCATCCCTTGATATTGATTCTATTCCTGGCATTCTTGGACCCACACTTGCTGGTTCTGGTGCCTCAGCAACTGTTGTTATTCCAGAAGAAGGTAGTGGTGCCTCAGTATTCCTTACAGGTAGAAATATCGGTAAGATTAAGAGACTTAAGAATAATGAGTTTGGTTTCGGTTATTCGCACGACTACACTCTGAAACCAGAAATTACATTCCCAGTCAACCTGCAACTCTTCAATACTTCTATTCTTTCGGAAATCAAGATTACAGACCCTGGCAGCGGTTACACTTCTGCTCCTGCAGTTGTGATTGAAGGTGGTGGCGGCGTAGGTGCTGAGGCAGTCGCTGTTGTAAAAAATAATCGTTTAAATGAGATTCAAATCAAAAATCCTGGTGCTGGTTACTCATCCGAGCCTACAGTCACCCTGAAGTCTGAGTTTAACTACGTTGTTAACCTTGACCTTAACTATCTGCAGTTTAACTTCCCACATGGCATTACAACAGGTGCTGCCATCCAATTCCGTGCAGATAATATTGGATCTATTGAAGGTGATCTTCCAAAACCAAGTAGTGCTGGTTTAACAACTCTTGTTGAGGGTCAAATCTATTATGCAATTGCTGGAGAAATTAACTCCCTTGAGCCAGACCAAATCCGCTTTGCACTTACCCCACAATCCGCTGCAGCAGGTGATTATATCACATTCCTGACTCAGGGTAGTGGTCGCCAAGTGTTGCTTACCGAAGTCTTTGGCGGTAAAGCAGTTGCAGTGGTGGAAACTTCCAGATTCTTGGAGGGTGAAACTGTATTCCAAGGTAACACCCTGGAGCAGGCATCTGCCATTGGCAAAGTATCCACAAACACAGGTTGGCAGATTGGTCCTAAGATTCTTAAGATTGTGGACTACAATGGTGACTGGAAAGTTGGCGAAAAGGTCAATGGTGTCATCTCTAAAGCATCTGGTATCATTGATAACCTTAGTATTGCTCGTGGTGTGCTCAACATTGGTTCACTCACTAAGACCCCTGGTAAGTTTATCGATGACGTTGGCAAGCCATCTGAGATTGTCCAAAAGATTCAGGACTCCTTCTTCTACCAAAACTTCTCTTATGTGATTAAGTCGGATATCCCCATCACTAAGTGGAAGAATCAGATTCTGCAAAACAACCACCCAGCAGGTTTTCTGATGTTTGGTCAGTTACAACTGACTGGTGGTAAAGATATTTCTGGTCGCAAAATTGCAACTGAGTTTACTAAAGAAGTAAATATCAATAACTATGCAAACATTAATCAGATTACATCATTTGCTGCAGCACAACCAATCTACACAGATTACAATAACACCGAAGTCCTCTTCCGTAAGAAGCGCCTGACATCTTCGGAAGAAATCTTGACATCTATTGTTAAGAAACTTGATAATGTTTCAAATCTTTTCTATGGCATTGAAAAGTCATTCCCAATTACTGTTGAGGGTGAGCAAGTAATCGTTAATAGTAACCAGTTACTGATTACTTTGAATGGTATCATTCAAGCACCTGGAGAGTCTTATCAAGTAGTTGGTGGCAACATTGTCTTCTCCGAACCACCAAGACCAGCATCTAGAGTCAACTATAGAACTTTAGGCATTACACCTATTCCAATTTACAGAATCAATCTGTATTCTGGCACAGTAGGTATTGCTAACTATGGTATCTTCCCAACTCTGGGTCAACAGGTACAAGGTCAAAATACCAATACTTTTGGCACAGTAATCGACTCTGGCACAAACCACATTGATGTCATCAACATCACTGGTAGTGGATTCCAGTTGAATGAAGAAATTACTAGAGGCACACTCTTCTCTGCTCTGGTGGAGTCGGTGACTCTACTCAACACTGAGACTATCTTCAGATTTGGTGAGTCAATCACAAACCTTGAGGGCGATACTGCAATCATTGAGGAAGTTAACATTGACCCAGAAGGTAATGTAGTTGACAGAGTTGTTGTAAGTAAGACTTCGGGCACTGCTGAGTTTGAAACTGGCATCTTTGATATTAGACTAAATGAATTCATCTACTCAGCATCCAGCAAGATTGCTGGTAAGGTAACCTTTATTTCACCTTATATTGACCCAGCAACTGAAGATCCTGTGGATGAGTTGATTCTTAACCCAGGGTCCACCTTCTATGGTTTGCTGTTTGAGCGTCTGGTGAGTATCACCAACCCCAACGTCATCCTTGATGATATTTCCAAGTCATCGATTACTGCAACAGAATTGTATGACTCGGGAAATAGAATCAACGCCAACTTCTTAAGTTTTGAAGATGTCAGAAGCACAGAGGTTACCTATACTGACCTTACTAATGGCACTCTTATCGATGGCGAGTTGGTTTCAAATAAGAAAGTAACTTATACAAATCCTGTGACAGCATATCATGGTAGTGCTGGCAATAGATTCTATGATGCTGCGAATATGATTCGTGATAACAAGCAAGAAATTATTGACTTTGCTGAGGCACAAATTGCTGTTGAGTATCCCGATTTCTACTTCCCTGGAGATGTCAACACCAATCCAACTAGCAGATATTCAGATTCATACAGAATGATTCAACTGAATAAGGATTTGATTGTTGGTATGTCATACGATGACATGATTACCCAGTATCCTCTGGTATCTGTCCCTGATGTCAACAAGTGCAAGAGAGACCTTGGTTATTTCGTAGATGCGCTTTCAATTGATATCTTCCGTGGTGGTAATGTTTACACTCGTAAGTTTACATCTTACTACTTTGATGATACTGGTGCTCTGGTATATGTAAACGCTCAGGCGGCAGAGACACGTTATGCTTATGAGAGAGCATTAGATTGGATGAAGCAGGCGATTACAAACCAACTGGCTGGCACAATCTCTGCAGTTAATTCTGTAGATTCTTGGACTGGATATCAAGACCTGACTATCACTGCAGACCCATCACCAAACGATCCATATGGCACTGCAGGGAGCAATACCAGCAATACCGACCCACAGTCATGCTCAGACGTTCAAGACGCTCTGACGACGCTCTGGGAGGTCGTAGACACTGCTCTGGATACTGGCACCTTGGATGAGTTGCCAGATGAAGAGATTGGCGAATACTCTCCAAATGAGACTAAGTGCCGTCGCGACATTGGTTACTTTGTGGATGCTATCGCAAATGATGTTTCTAGGGGTGGCAACTATAACATTGTAACCTTTACCAAATTCTACTTCAATAATGCTGGTGCACCTATCAGCAATGGTCTGGTTGGAGAAACTGCACAATCGATAACTGCATTTGAGAAAGCAAGAGATCTTTCATACAGAGCAATCAATAACCTCCTGTATTATAAGGACCTAACTCTTCTCAATGACCCAGATTCTTATGGTGGTAATGCTCCAGGTCATACCTACGATGCAGACTACTCCACTGGTAGTAACCAACTCATTACCAACTGTGCTGATGTCCAGTCATACATTGCAACCCTGACCGATATTGCAGTTGATGCAATTACTGCAGGTAACTTGAATAATGTAAATGCTCTTGCAACCATCAGCGATGGCACTTTTGTCAATAGCGAAAACATCAGGTCAACAAAGATTGCTTATAAGAATAAGTCAACTGGTCTGTTTGCCTTTGATGACCAAATCACTGGTGTTACCAGCGGTGCTATCTTCAAGGCGATTGGCGCTAACGCTGGTCTCAAGTGGATTTATGCAGGTCCAATTACAGGTGCTATGCAGATTGGCGAATACATCACAAACTCAACTTTGGCAAATCAAGGTGGTGTTACACAGAGTGTAATTGTTAAAAAAGCAGAATTAAGCGGCACTAAGTCTCTCAACTTCCCTGCTGCAGGGTATCTTGTTGCTGCAGAATCTTACAATTTTGCATTTGGTGCTACCGATGACTTCACAATTGAAGCATGGATTAGACCATCTGGCATTAGTGGGACTCAGCATCTCTTTGATTTCAGAAGAACCGCAACTGATGGTCTCAGAATTATCATGGATGGTCAGCAACTGAGAGTTTATAACGGCACTTCTTCACTGATTATCAGTGGAAATGTATTCACTGCTGCTGATACTTGGTATCATGTTTCTGTTGTAAGAAGCGATAATGTGCTTCAAGCATATGTGAATGGTGTCCAAGTTGGGTCTAACTATGCCGATACTAATGATTATGGATATGCTCCTTGCTATATCGGTGCAGATTTCAATACCACAAACCAGTTTACTGGTTACATGGACAATCTGTATGTCAAGAATGGCACTGCAGACCACATCGGCGCATTTACTCCACCAACTCAAGTTGATTATACAGATACTGAAATTGTGCTTGGACTCAATGGCGAAGGTCCATTCATCCTGTCAACTACAGAAACATACGCCACACTCACAAGCATTAATGTATACAGTGCTACTACTAAGGTTGTGAATTATGATGACCTTAGTTTTGTTATCAAGGATATTGACCTGGGTAGAAAAGAATACAGAGATTGTGCTGATATTATCAGTCTGAATGCCGCTTGGATTGCTGAAGAAGCAGTTGGTCGCATGAAGGCTCAATTCCCAGACTTCATTATGCCTGGTGATGACCCAGCAAATAACAGTTATGGTGGCACTAACTACTGCCTGCGTGATACTAAGGACTATATCATTGCAGCACTGGTTAAGGACTTAAGAGATGGTGGCAACTATCATACACTCTATACAGCACGCACATACCTGTCAACATCTGGTAAGTTGAAGCATGTTGGTAATGAAATTCTGCAGACATTATACACTTGGGATGAAGTGAGCAATATCATGATTGATATCATCACAACTACAAGCAATGATTTGTCTGGAGAATACACAGAGAAACTGCGTATTCCAAACAACTTTGATTCACCAGCATCTCAGGCAGTCCAAGACGAAATTCGTCAGTTAACCACTGACATGCTTGAGGTTATTGCACCATCTCCAAATAGATTTAGAGATTCTGGTATCTTAATCTGGAAAAACCGCGACTACATTGCTGATGAAGTTGTTGGTTATATTCAAGACAAGTATATCAAGACTCTTGCTGGTAACCCTGTGGATTTCCTTGATATCCCAGGTGATGATAACATTTGTAAGCGTGACATCAAGGCATATATCATCCCAGCAATTATTGCGGACCTTGCAACTGGTGGCACATATCAAACACAGAATGTAATTGACTTCTATCTGGATTCTCAGAAAAATATTCTTTTTGTTGAGAATGAATTAAATCCAATGCTGGATGCATTCAATAAGACTAAGGAGTTGTGCCAGTTTGCGGTCAACAATCTTCTGTTAGATGCTGGCACAACTGCATCTGAATATGGATATTCAGCATGGGCACAAGATGATTATTATGAGCCACAGTGGACTTCAAGAAATGCATATAGAGACACAACAATCGAAGTCGATGATGAAGGTTACCCACAGGCAACTCGCAACCGCAACGACAGATATATTGATGCAACTAATTTAATCAAGGCGAACAAGGAATTGATTGCTAAAGAAGCAGTTGCAACAATGAATGACTTGTCCAAGTTTGGTGACTTCCAAATTCCAGGTGGGTCTGTAAATTGCGAAGATGATGTTAAGGATGTTTTAGATGCTCTCACTCATGACTTGCTGTTTGATTGCAACGACAAGATTTATGAAGCAGCGTCAATGTATATTGAGCCAGAGAATAATTCTCTCAGATATATTGAGAGTGAGTGGGAAGCATCCGTAACAACATTTAAGATTGTTAGAGACATTACAACTCTGACAATGAGAAATGCTTTTGGCAGAGACTATATTCCTGGCACAAGTATTTCAGGTGTCCCTGTAGAGTCCTACGAGCAAAATCCCAAAGAAAATATCTTTAAGTATTGTGGCGATGCTATTGATGGAAACATTCGCTATATTGCTGAGCAAGCAGTGTATGACGGACAGCAGCAATATCCTGGTCTTGTAATTCCGAATGGTGCAATTAATTGTGTCCATGACGTTGCAGACATTCTCAAAGCACTGGTATTTAACCTGAAGTATGGTGGTGATAACTGGATGCAGTATGCTACTGAATTCTATGTAAATTACTCTGGCAATCTGCAGCATATCACATCGCAGACTACAGAAACTATCTGGATTCTGAATAGAGCCCGCGACCTTGCAATTAAGGCAATTAAGGATGCTCCAATCACAAACAACTCTGGATTTGCAGGGTCGCAAAGATTCTACGATGCATCTCCAAATCCAACAAACCAACTTAGAAATTCAAACAATACTACTGGTATTAACTTAACAACATTCAACAATATTGTAACAAGGTCATTTGCACCTGGCACCATTAATATTCAGAATGCTGACAATAGCAGCATTGGTATGGACAATAGTGATGACTTCACTGCACGCTGCATCACTGTCCTCCCATCTGGCACTCCAACAGACTCTGTGCTGTTTGAGGGTGGTGGTAGTGGTTATGGCACCTGGATTGGTTTCCGTGACAGTGGCACTTACCTGAGATTCCGTGCTGGAAACGGTGGTAATGCATATACTGGCGGTGCTTCATACACTAGCGATACTGGTCTCGCAAAGCTGGATATTCCAGTTGCAAATCTTGTTGCTGCTGGTTATATGGATGGAAACCAACATGAGTTGGTTTGGGAAGTGAGAATTGGTGGTAATATTGCTACAGGTCCAGGTAGAGTCAGACTCTTTATCGACGGCAATCTTGTTGGCACTGCAACTACACCAGGATCTCTGAATACTGGTCTGGCAGCAGGTGGTGGCGCATGGTCTGGTGGTAATGATGGTGGATTTGCAGCAACTGCTGGTGCAGTGCCTGCAGGTGAGCCAACAACGGCATGGCCATATGCAATCACTGGCAATATGGATTACTATCGTGGTCGCTTGGTAGATTCCTCATACACTGGCACCGAAGCAAATTCGGTAATTACTGAAATTAACACCTTGATGTCTAAAGTAACATCAGGGATTCAAAATCCAACCAACGTTGCTACTCGTAGTTACACTCTGCCAACTATTTGGCCAGTTAAGTATACTCCAGAGATTGCTAAGCGTGATTTAACAATTACATATGACACAATTAGTGGTGGGTCTGGGGCAAGCGGCACTTGGTATAACACATGTGGGGAAGTAGCATCATCCATTGATACCCTCATGGATATTCTCATCAATACAATTGAGGAAGCAGCAAATAATAACGTCAACTATCTTACTACCAATGTAACCAGAACATTCAAACCAGTCAATAACACTGAGTATCAACTTGGCACTTGCTATGACGTTGTATCTGCTATTGATACACTGTTTGGTCTGATGACTGAAACATTAGGTGCTGGTCCAGAGAATACAAAACTGATAGCAAACATGATTCTCTTCAATGAGAATGCAATTGCAACCAGAGCATTTAATGAAACTCGTGCATATTATGGCACTACAAATCTGACTATAGACTTTGCACTCAATGTGCTGAAATCGTGCAGATATGACATGATTACTGGTGGTAATGCTGGGTCATTCAAACTTCTTCAAGATTGGTTTGATGGCGAAGGTAACTTCATTGCATTCCCAGGAGTAACCAGATCTCATATCCTCTTCTGCCTCACTAAGGTCAGAGAGTATATTAAGAGTGTAATGTATCTTCTGGATACTGACCCAGATTGGACTCTCTATACCACATATAATCCAGTTGAAAGACTTGAGTGGTTCCAAGAAGCAGCAGAATTCATTGTTGATTCTTCACTAAATTCAATTGAATATGCGTTGGAAGCATCTAAGTTTCCAACAGAAGCAAAGGTTACATTTATTGCATCTACAGATGCTGTGAATCTGTCAAATACCTACAACATGGGTATTGACTACAATACTGACCCCGCTCTCGTTACTCTCTTACCACTTACTGAAGTTGGTTATGAGCGTGCTGAGTATAGAGTCAGAATCAATCGTCCAAACTCTTTCCGTAGGGGAGATATTCTCCAGTATATCCCAGCGTCAGAAACATCTCTAAATGGTCTGGCAGGAACTGATTATGTCTATGTAATTAATGCTGAGGCAACTTGGTTTGAGATTGGTCTCCACTACATCCACGATGGCAGATTTAAGCAATTTGCTGTGGATACTGCAAATACTGGTGCTCAGATTCTGCAGGTTGTCAGAAGGTCTGGTATTGATATTAAGAATATCGTTTACCCAGTAGATCCATCACAAACACCTGTCCTTGGTGGTTTCAACTCTGCAGATGTTATCTATGGAGTTACTTCTCAGGCACATGCAGAAATCGGCGTTGTCCAAGAAAACAAGGCAAAAATTTACAAGTCGTTTACTAGATACGACCTCAATAACGTGTCCGAAGTGCTTGGAGTTTATGATAACTTTATTAACGGTGAGCAAGTTGTTGTCCAAGGTGCAACTAGCAACACTGGTTACATCTTGCAAACTGCAACAACAAATAATGACGGAGAAACATTTGTAAATCTTATTACAGAGACTGGCACTATTTCAATTGGTGATGATATTGAAGGCGTTGATTCTGGCACTATTGCTACCGTTACGGGAATTTCTGATAGACTGCTTCTTAATATCAAGTCTGGTAGTTTTGATAGCAACCAGTGGTTGTTTGAAACTGATACCTCAACTGAGGCATACATTACAGAATACACGAATAAGAGTGGCACTCTGACTGGCAATAGTGGTGGTCGTATTACGATTGATGTTGAAACTATCGAGAATTCTTGGAATGCTGGAGATGTAATTTACGGTAGTTTGACCGATTATATCCTTGAAGTTAGAGGAATCAGCGGCACTCAAATTCAACTTAATCAGTATATTCATGGCACAAATGTGTATCAACTAGAATTGGGTGCTGCAATCATTGATACTGGTATTGCTGATACATTTAGAGTTGGTGATGAGGTATACCTCTTACAAGGCACCACAGTTAAGAATCCTGGTTTCGTGGCAACTGTTACTCAATACATCAATGACACAGACCAAGGAATTCATAGATTGTTTATTGCAAACCTAGTACCTGTGGGCGCTGGTGCTGATATTAATGAGGTTATCACTAGCACAAATAACATTGGTAAGATTGATATTGGATCTAACTTCCCAACAATCTATGCAAATGTCCTCTCATACACCGATACCGAATACTCATCTTATGGTAAAGTAGTTGCTATCGAGCAAAGTGGTATTACTGCTAAGATTTGGGTCCAAGATGCAGTTGGCGAATTTGTCAACAACATGAGCGTCAAATCAGACTTCGGTTGGGGTGCTGCAGTTTCTAAGGCAACTGTCCTTGAAGGTAGAGTCGATAGATACTTCCGTGGTTTTGATGGTGTCCAAACAACATTTGATATCACCATCAATAATGGTGAAGCATACTACCCAGACCCAGCAGGACACCTGCTTGTGTTTGTGAATGCCGTGCTGCAACCTCCTGGTGCTGGGAATTCATATATTGCATTCTCAGATAAGATTCAGTTTACTGAGCCACCTGAGATTGGATCTGAATTCATTGGTTACTATGTTGGTAAACTCCGTCAACTGGATGATATTAGTTTTGAGTTTGACTCACTGCGCTCATCCTTCAACCTCAAGCGTGATGGTCTCTTCTACTCACTGACATTGACTGAGGGCGTATCGTCCAATACAATTCTGCCAGAAAACAATATTATCGTTTCTTTGAATGGCATCGTTCAGGAGCCAGGTGTTGCTTATGAGTTGGTTGGTTCTAGAATCATCTTCTCAGAAGTCCCACGCGCAGGTAGCACTTTTGTTGGATTCTCCTACATTGGTAGTGACGCTGACGTGGTTGCAGCAACAGTTGTGCCACCTATTGAAGCTGGCGACCAACTCTTTATTGATGGTGAAGAATTTAACCGCGAAGTTGCTGTTATTGAATCTTCCAACTCTCTGGTAACATTTGAGTATACTGGATCGATTAAAGGTAGAAATGCAGATGCTCTTGCTGAGGTCACATCTGGTCAATTGACAGGCGCCATTCTTACAAACCCTGGCGATGGATATACATCACGTCCAAACGTAGACGTTATCTCATCTACTGGTTTTGATGGAAGAATCAAGGCACTGATGGGTATTACTAGAATTGATGTGAGAAATGCTGGAGTTGGTTACAAGAAACCAGTTGTTGCAATCGATAATGAAGTCCCAGATAATTTTGTGACACCAGTTGGAACACCAATTAACGGCGGTATTGACATTTACAATGCAGAAGAAAATGAGGGTGGTGGAGGAGTTGTTATTACTCCAGGAACAATCACTATTGTTTCAGACCCAGTTAATGTGACAGTTAACCAAGGTCAGACTGCAGTATTCACTGTAACTGCAAGAGTATCTAACAATCAAACTTTGAATTATCAGTGGCAGAAGAAGGAGTATGGCACTACGGTTTGGACCAACATTATTGGCGCAAACCAAAGAACATTCAGCACGGGCGCTGCAACACAAAATGATGATGGTGATGAATTTAGAGTTGCAATTACTGCTGCTGGTGCTACACCAGTTTATTCACTGTCGGCAATTATTACTGTCCAGACAGGTGCTACGGTAATCGCAAACTTCAGTCCAACACAAATCTTTGACGACATCTAAATAGAAGTAAAAACATGACTGCAACTGCCAGTTACAACGACGCCACCTATGTGCTAACTGTTTCAGCAGATGGACTTCCATCTCCTGTTTCCTATGGCACATTTCCGAATCAGTTTAATCCAAATTCGGTAACACAGCAAGATTTCGACCACGATTTCTTGTATCGTGGTGGCACGTTTGGAATTTCCAGGACTTTTGATGATAACACTTGGACCCAAGTTGGATTCATTAGAAGCATTAGTCTATCATTATCTGATAACGCACTGTTTGGTAACAATTCATCAATCAGACCTGGCGACAATTTAATGTTTGTATTCAGTGACGGCATTAAGAGAAAGTTTCTCTATACTGGCACTACATTTACATCCGTTGCAAATCAATGTTGGTTAGCAACGGATAATAGATTGGATTTGATTATGTCAGTCCAAGAGACATCTACTGGTACATACACATATTATGACCAAAGAAATGGGAGACTAGAAACTCCCCTAGGTGCTATTGGAATTGCTGCTAATGGCGTAGTGCTATTCAATCCCAGTGCAGGAAATGGAGGAAACCCACCACTAGGATTTAGTTGGAATGCTCACTATGACAATTCCCCAGTAAATTTTGGTGGGGATCAATGTGGTGGACACCCAGAGCAAACAGGACAGTATCACTATCACGATGGACACTTCCTTGACTGTTGGCGAGAAAACGGTGCTATGGGTGGATATAATGATTACTATGGTAGTAGTCAGTATAACGGCGATATCCTTAGGCATCCAGATGGTCACTCCAAAATTATTGGATTTGCCTTTGATGGATTTCCAGTATACGGTCCATTTGGATATGATGCTGCCTGGGATAATTTAAGTGGCACTAGACCAATAACTTCATCCTATGAAGTTAGGGATATTGAAGCGCCTGGTAGACCCGAGTATGGGAATACCAATCAGAATCCCCCTGCTGGGTCTTTGATGGAAGACTGGCAGTATGTTGAGGGACTGGGCGACTTGGATGTGCACAATGGCAGATTCTGCATAACTCCAGAATATCAGAATGGCACATATGCATATTTTCTTACTGTAGATCCAGATGATGTTGACCATCCAACATTCCCATACATGATTGGCACATCAACTAGAGAAAGTATTGATGTGCCAATCAATAGTGGAGCAAAACCAGTAGATACTGGCACAGGTGGAGGTGGTGGTGGAGAAGCACCTGTCAGACCTACTTTACAGTTTACATTACAACCACAAAATGCAACCGTAAATGCTGGACAATCAGTTACATTCAGTGCGCAAGCACAACTTCTGCCAGAAAACGGTCCAATTGGTTATCAGTGGTATAGGTCAACTGATGGTGGATTTGCATTTGCGGCAATTACTGGTGCTACAGACATCTCATATACAACTACAGCATTGTCGTATATGACTGGGTATCGCTATAGATGTCGTATTATTGGTCCACTTGGAGTTGCTTTAAATGAAAGAGCAACCAATTCACCTTTAGACTCAAACGTTGCAGTCTTGACTGTTGCTGGTTCTGGCGGTGGTGGAAACCTTGCAAATAGATTTGACTCCACATTATCGAGATATGATTCTACCTCTCAGAGGTATGATGGCACCTAAATAACACTGTAAAAGAGTAACTATCAATGGCTAAGCAAAATCTTAATATTGGCTCGTCAGCAAATGATGGGACTGGAGACAGTCTTAGAGATGGTGCTATTAAACTTAATGGTGTAATTAATGAGTTATACACCAACTTGGGAAATGATACCAATCTCCTAATCAATATCAACCAACCCGCAGCAGGACAAGTCTTGAGGTGGAATGGGTCAGTTTTTGCTGAGAGTCACTTAGATTCACTAAGTGCAGACCTTAATGTTAAGGGATTTAAGATTACGTCGGAGAGCAATGGCGATGTAGTCATTCAGCCAAATGGCGCTGGTGATATTAAGTTTTGGGCGGGTGGCACTGGTGGTGCATACACATACATTGATGGTGCCGATGGTAAGTTAAAATACAGTAACTTCTTTACTGCTCTGGGCGATTTGCCAGACGCTTCAACTCACCATGGAATGTTTGCTCATGTGCACAATGAGGGGCATGGATATGTCGCTCATAGTGGAGCATGGATGCAACTAATTGATGAGGGGTCATCAATTGGTGAATTATCAGATGTCAATATGACTGTTGGTGGAGGTCCTTCTAATGGTCAAGTATTAAAGTGGAATGCAGCTAACCAATATTGGTATCCAGCAAATGATGCTACTGGGGAAGGTGGTGTTGTATCAACACAAAATCTGTGGGAATCAATTTTTGCAGATAGTGGTCAAACTACAGCAAGTGCACCAACAGATACTTTAACTATTGCTGGTGGGACAAATATTTCAACATCCATTACTGGTGATGTCCTGACAATCAATATGACTGGAGATTTGGGTGCCCCAGACCAAAATATTTTCTCAACAATTGGGTCTGATAGTGGAAGCAAAACTGCAAATAGCACTGCAACCACTATCAATATTCTTGGTGGAGTTGGTATATCAACTGCAATTAATGGGAGTAATCTTACCATTACAAATGATGAACCAAATATTGTCCAAGAAGTATTTAAAACAGTTGCTGGAGATACTGGTAGCACTACCGCACAATTATCAACATCTACCCTCTCAATACTTGGTGGTAATGGAATTGACACAACCGCAACAACAAATACTCTGACGGTAACCGCTCAATTCTGGACTAATCAAACTATTTCTGCAAACAAAAACATTATTTTTGATAATAATGGTATGGCAGAAATTGTTGCTTCCCCGACATTGGGTTGGACAATTAGTGGAAGTGTGGCTGATGGGTATTCATTTAATGGTCCTGGTGTATTGACAAACCAATTTAATCCAACACTCTATGTGTATAGAGGATTTACATATAGATTCCAGGCACCACCATCGCACCCAATAGCACTACGTCAAACTGCAGGTGGGGCGGCAGTGACAACTGGTGTAAGTGGTGCTCAAGATGGAGTGCAATATTGGACAGTGCCAATGAATCTCTCTGCTGGCACTACATATGTGTATCAGTGCACTCTACATCCAGCAATGGTCGGAAACCTCGTAGTTGTATAATAAATGACAAGAATAGTACCTGGAAGCGGCGCAGAAATCTTCCCAGTATTCAATAGTATTGCTGGTGTTAGAGAAGTATACGTTGTCAAGAGTGGTAGTGGATATGACCCAAATAATCCACCTAGACTTCGTGTGGAGAATTGTGGCACACCCATTCGTGAAGCGGTATTACGACCTGTAATTGAGGGTATTCGTGGAGAAATTACTGCTGTAGAGATCCTAGACCCAGGTGAGGGTTACGACCCACTAAGACTGGTAATCCATGATGAGGGGGCGGCGGTTAAGGCAGACGGACAAATCTATCTAGATGAAGATGGGGGAATTGATTATATCCAAATAACTAAATTTGGAGATGAGTATTTTGATACTACTGCAGAAATTAAAGGTGGTGGTGGATCTGGTAGTGAATTAATCCCTGTGACTGGTCTTGTTACTGGTCTGGCAATTGAAGAGTTTGGAAGAAACTACACAGAGAATGATGTCAACATCGTTATCTCTGGTGGTGGAGGTACAAATGCAACTGGTGTTGCAACCGTAAATAGATTTGGACAAGTAAGTGGTATTACACTTACAAATGCTGGTGAATTTTTTGAAACTCCTCCTATCATCCAACTAATTGGTGGAGGTGGAAGTGGCGCTACTGCTGCAGCATATATTGACCTTGGTAGAATTACCCAAATTGAATTATTATCTGGAGGCGGTGGTTATGTAAACCCACCTCAAGTTATTTTTGCTAGGGATACTGATTTAATCAAAACTGCAAGAAACCGACAATCGTTAGATGCTGTAGTATATGATTTAACAGGTATTCTCAAAAATGTTGCAGTTGATGATGATGAAATTTTTGTAGAAACGACAAACCAATATGTTGGATCTGGTAAGATTCTTTTAGGTAAAGAAATTATTCGTTATACTGGCAAGACTGCGAATTCTTTTACTGGATGTGACAGAGGTATAAACTTCCGTTTCGACCAGAAGGTAATTCTTGACAATTTGCAGGATGACGATGCTACTGGAATTTCAAATTATCAATTCCAGGTTACCGATAGAATCAGACGAGTA